AAATAAAAAAACAGCTCCAATGATGCCGGCTAAACAGCCAAAGCAAACTGCTAGAATAGAAACAAGAATGAAAACCGTATATCCAGATACTCCATTGGAAAAATCTGGTTGCACTAGTGGCGGTAGCTCTAGATCACCTTATAAATTAATGAGTGATCCTAATAAAAAAATGGACAGATTATCTGCTAAACATAAATCACTTTATGACCGTTTTGAAATGGGTCAAACCAGTGAAGTTGAAGAACAAAGGATGTATAGGTTAGAAGATCGCATGGACAAAGTGAGTAAAAAAATAAAAAAGTCTAAAAAATCTCCATTAAATCAAGGTGCAAAATCTACATACAAAAAAGTCAATGTTCAAGACTTAGAGGACATGGGCGCTGTAAAAAAAGATAAAAAAGGTATGTTCGTTGTCAATTCTGATGAAATGAAGACTGGCACTTCCAGAGATACACTAAGACTTCCAAGAGGTGCTAAACATTATTCAGGTAAAAGTTATAAAAAAGGTCAACTTATTGATGAATCTGATTATGAAGATTTTGCAAAAAACGTGAATAATGCACCTTTAAAGCAGGGGGGTTCTCCTAAGCAATTAAATGCTAGAATGGTTACACCTAAAATTAAACAAATGGAAAGTGCACCAGGACCTGTTAAACCTAAAAAGCGAGGTGCTTCAATGACTAAAACAGTTAAAAAGCTACCTAAAACTAAAGCTTCAATGACCAAAACAGTTAAAAAGCTACCTAAAAAAAAAGCTGAAACTCCTTTAAATCAAGGAACTTCTATATACGGTAAACGTCACGATAGGTTACGAAAAAAAGGCAAAGAACTAGATAAAAAATCATTTAATCAACCTGAAAAAAAGGTTAGAAAATCAGATAGACAATATCTAAGAAGTAGAAAAAAACTTGACAAAGCAAGAGAAATTAGAAAAAACTATAAATAACAACAATCAATAAACATTAACAAAACTCAAAAATCAAAATTATGGCAAAATTTATCTCAATTTATTCATCAGGAGCAGGGCTCAATGGTGGTGATGTTTTAATCGGAGTTGACGGCATCGTAGGTGTTGACGCAGCTTCAGGAACAAGTACAGTTATCAAATTAGACGGTGGTGTAATCGACGAATGTACTATTACTCATGGTTCAACAGGAACTACTCCGTCTGTAAGAGACGCAATCAATTACGCATTAACTGCTAATCCAGGTGGTGTAAAAGCTAAAGTTAAGCTTCCATCAGGAATAACAGTTTCAGACATTGTTTGGTCTTAATGAAACCAAAAGGCTTAGGTGATAGAATAGAAGATTTCACTAAAGCAACTGGAATTAAAAAAGTTGTTGATTCAGTGTCACAGGGTTTAAACATACCCTGTGGCTGTCAACAGCGTAAAAAACAACTTAATAAAATGTTTCCTGGAAAATAATGGCTTTTAAAATTAACCCACCATACGTTATCGATAACACTCCAATTTACAATGTAGGTTTAGAGGAAGGTGTATTAGGAAAAGCAGACAGAAACGGAAGTATTTTAATTAATAAAGATATTAAAGATCCAAAACAAATACAAGATGTAGTCGCTCATGAAAAGATTCATATAGATCAAATGAAGCGAGGTGATTTGGATTATGACGATAATAATGTTTACTGGAGAGGTAAACGTTACTCAAGAAAAACAATGCAGGAAGGTGCTAAAAATCTTCCTTGGGAAAAAGAAGCTTATGCCAGATCCTAAAAAGAAATTTAAAGATACAACAGTAGGTAAACTATTGTTTGGTGCTGCATCATTAGTTAACCCTGCTTTAGGTAATGTACTAAGTGGTGTAACTTCACCAGCTGAAGCTATTGCTGCTATCGGTAAATCCGATGTAAGCGGTGAAGATAAAATAAAATTACAACAGCTTATATTTGAACAACAAAATAAAGAAATGGAAGCTGTTACATCAAGGTGGAAAGCCGATTCAATGTCAGATTCATGGCTTTCTAAAAACGTACGCCCATTAGTATTAGTGTGGTGTATTGTTATATTTTCTATTGCTGGCTTATTAGACAGTGTAGATTCAATACCGTTTCACATAGGTGTAACCTGGAACGACACATTTGAAAAAGTAATGATGTCTGTTGTGTTAGCCTATTTTGGTGGACGCACAACTGAAAAAGCTACAAGTTTATTTAAAAAATAAATAAAACCTGTAACTATATTAATACATTAATAACCAATTAAATTAAATTAAAATGAGTGAAGTAAAATCAATTTCCAAAGACCAATTAGAAAAGATTCAAGGTTTTCAAAAAGAGTTAAACAAACTTTTAAATGAAACAGGTTTCTTAGAAGCCCAAAAAACCGCAGTATTAGCTAAGTTCCATGAAGTTAACAAACAAACTGAAGACTTTAAGAAAGAACTAGAAGAAGAATACGGTTCGATTAATATTAATCTTGAAGACGGTTCTTACACTCCTATCGAAAAAGAAGAAGAAGAAGTTAAGGAGTAATGTCATCTGTTATTAGAAAAATCAGCATTGGATCTGATTACAAAACCGATGCAATGCATTATTCTCTAACTCAATCAGTATATGGAGGTCACACTATATCTCATATACTCTTTGACACAGAAGATAATTCTTATAACATTTACATTAAAAAAAACAACGAGGTATTGCCGTGGAAGAAATTTAATTCTAACATGGCTATATCCGTTGAGTATGATTTAGAATACTAATGAAAAGTATTTTTGATTTTATCGTTGAACCTTACGGTCAGCGATATAATAATGAAGTTAAGATAGGTGACAAAAGCCTCATAATTAACACTAAGTCAGAAAGTTTTAAATCTGTTAATAATATAGCTAAAGTTATAGCTGTACCAAAAGCTTATAAAACACCTGTAAAACCAGGTGATTTAATTATGATTCATCATAATGTATTTAGAAGATTTTTTGATATAAGAGGACAAGAGAAAAATAGTAAGTCTTATTTTAAAGACGGTATGTATTTTGTTCAATTAAATCAAGTTTATTTATATAAATCTAAAGACAAATGGCAAGCTTTTGGTGATAGATGCTTTATAAATCCGATTCATAACAATGACGATCTAGACGCTAATTTAGAAGAAAGACTCATTGGTATACTAAAATATGGTAATAGTTCCTTAGAAGCGTTAGAAATACACGAGGGAGACCTAGTTGGTTACACACCGTTTGGTGAATATGATTTTATAGTGGATGGCAAGCGTCTTTATTGTATGAAATCAAATGATATTGTAATTAAGTATGAACGTCAAGGAAACGAAAAAGAATATAATCCAAGCTGGGCACAGAGCGGTTGAAGAACTTATTAAGGTTGCAAAAGAAGCTATTGTTGATTCTGATGATGACATATCAGCTGATAGATTAAAAAATGCAGCGGCTACAAAAAAGCTAGCTATATTTGATGCTTTTGAAATACTTAATCGTATTAAAGAAGAAGAAGATATGCTAAATGAAAAACCAAAAGAAGAAAAGAAAAATCAAGCTTTTGGAGGTTTTGCAGAAAGAAGATCTAAATAATGTATAAGCAAACTTTATATAAAGTAATTGACCACATAAAACCTCATGTAATAAAAAGATTAAATAAATCTAAAAAATGGGAGTATGGATATAATAAAGAATACGATGTTATTGTTATATCTAAAACTGGTCAAATAGGTGAGGTTTATGAAATACAAAATCTTAAAATAGCATTACCAAAAGAAAAAGATGTTAACAAGGATTACGACAAGTGGCAAGTACATGAGTATCCTAAGGCGTTAAAAAAGATTAAAACAATATTTGACTGGAAACAATATCCAGATGATTTTAAAGAAAAATGGTATGCGTATATTGATAGAGAATTTGCTAGGCGCCACGAAGGTTATTGGTTCACTAATAAAGGTAAAGCTACTTATATTACTGGTACTCATTACATGTACCTGCAGTGGTCCAAGATTGATGTTGGGCAAGCAGATTTTAGGGAAGCAAACAGATTATTCTTTATATTCTGGGAAGCTTGTAAAGCAGATAAACGTTGCTACGGAATGTGCTACCTCAAAAACAGACGGTCTGGTTTTTCATTCATGGCATCAGGCGAAACTGTCAACCTTGCCACTATCTCTAGTGATGCTAGATACGGTGTCTTATCAAAGTCTGGGGCTGATGCAAAGAAAATGTTTACCGATAAAATCGTACCAATTTCCGTCAACTATCCATTTTTCTTCAAACCGATTCAAGACGGTATGGATCGACCAAAAACAGAACTTGCATATAGAGTTCCAGCTAGTAGATTTACAAGACGTAAATTAGATAGTAATGAACAACTTGAAGAATTAGAAGGATTAGATACAACTATTGACTGGAAAAATACAGGAGATAACAGTTATGATGGTGAAAAATTAAAATTACTTGTACACGATGAATCTGGTAAGTGGGAAAAACCTGATAACATATTAAACAACTGGAGGGTTACAAAAACTTGTTTACGATTAGGTTCTAGAGTTATAGGTAAGTGTATGATGGGATCAACGTCAAATGCTTTAGATAAAGGAGGTAGAAATTATAAAAAATTATATGATGACTCAGACGTTACCAGAAGAAACCGCAATGGGCAGACTAGCTCGGGATTATATAGCTTGTTCATTCCTATGGAGTGGAATTACGAAGGATACATTGATTCTTATGGATTACCTGTCTTTGAGACACCGCAAAAACCTAAAGAAGGGCCAGATGGTTTCCCCATTGAAATCGGTGTTATCGAGCACTGGGAAAATGAAGTAGATGGCCTTAAGGACGATCCTGACGCACTTAATGAATTATATAGACAGTTTCCACGTACTGAGAAACACGCATTCAGAGATGAAACAAAACAATCTTTATTTAATTTAACAAAAATATACGAGCAGATAGATTATAATGAAGATTTAAAAAATTCTAATGTTGTCACACAAGGTAATTTTATGTGGGAAGGTGGGATTAGAGATACAAGCGTTCAGTTTGTTCCAAGCAAACAAGGTAGATTTTTAGTGTCTTGGGTTCCAGATGTTCAACAGCAAAATAGATTTATTGTTAAAAATGGTATGAAATATCCTGCTAACGAACACATGGGAGCATTTGGATGTGACTCATATGATATATCAGGAACAGTAGATGGTAGAGGATCAAAAGGTGCATTACATGGTTTAACTAAGTTTACTATGGATACTTGTCCACCTAACTTATTTTTTTTAGAATATATAGCTAGACCACAAACTGCTGAAACATTTTTTGAAGATGTGCTTATGGCTTTACATTTTTATGGTATGCCTATACTAGCAGAGAACAATAAACCTAGATTATTATATCATTTAAAAAGAAGAGGTTATAGAGGTTACTCTATGAATAGGCCAGACAAAACAGCATATAAATTATCTGTAACAGAGAAAGAAATAGGTGGTATACCAAATTCAAGTGAAGATGTTAAACAAGCTCACGCTGCAGCTATTGAATCGTATATTGAAATGTTTATAGGATATAATAATGAACAATATGGCACCATGT